AGTTACCACTAATCGGAAACCAAACCAGTTTCTAATTAAGTACTATCCGTGATTACCACTCTAGAACTATTTGTAACTAATAGTTTTATCATGAGTCTGTGATCCACATGAGTCAACATGTAAGCAAATCAAACCCTTTTCAAATTCCTCTCTTTTGAGAGGTCGATTAAAATTCAGAAATGAATCACTCGAGAATTGAAACTCTTGTGTGAAACTCTGTGAAATCACTGTTTAGGATCGTTACAAGAACCAACTTTTTGAAGTTGGCACTCTTGCTTTCTAATGAACATATTATCACTTGTTTCTAATCATCTGTAAAAGTCCGCAAATAATAGTAAGTCGGATTTCATTACTTAGATTGATCAGATTATGAACAATAATTCAGTGAATTTTATTCACGCTGTGGTTGATACCGTTCCCCTGAGAAGGAACCGCCCAGTGAGTAAACCTATAAAGCTCGCTAGTGAGCTTGGAGATGATCCAGTTACTAGCTACTAGGTTGTCGTTTGTATGCAAATGCAAGCGGCTTTGGAAGATAGCCTCAATCGTACACCCTATGCAGGTAAAGTACGAAAATTTCACTAATAATCTTCAGGTGTAACATTAGGAAGTGTTGCATCATTAAATCACCCAATCCTACTACCAATAATTTATTTAACAGCTTTATGCTAACCCTAAATCATTTTACTGTTTCCGAATTCTTAAAAGGAGTTTTCGGCACCATCATTTTTGTGACTATTATTTTCGCAATTACTGATTACGTCGAAGCCCGTATCTACCAGTCACAAGCTGGAGATTACGAGAAGTCGAAATGGGCTACTAGACAAAAGAACAAAAAGTCCGCTGACAAGCGTGCCCAATCTGTTGCCTTTCACAAGAACGTCAAGCCTTCAAACCAAAAGGCTGAGAAGCAACAAACAACCCGTAATAAGAAACAATTAGTCCTAGACTCGCAAGCATCGAAAGAGGATTTTATCAATCTCTCAATTGATGTAGGCGATTATTTTCTAGACCATTTTGGACATTTGTGGCTCCGAGCTAGAGAACTTTATGAGCAATATACTTGTGAAGATTCTTTTTTCGTAGAAGCCTGGTCCACTATCAAGAATTTCGACTACATGTATTATGTGACTCTTTTTCGAAGGAGTGACCTATTTACAAACGTATCGGAGATCTTAAACATCCTTGTCGCTTTGGGGTGGATTAAGAGAATTGAAATTGCCATTCGTGGCGTCAGTCTTTATACCACTCAACAAATGCGCAATCGTCCAACTATCTGGGATCTTGCTGGCAAATGCAGCGATCTTTTCCAGAAATTACAATCCCGCTTTTGGAAAGCTATAGATGAGTGCTCTTTTGAGCCATTTTTCTTGGGAGAAGCAACTTCTGCTTATGACAGTGAGTTCGCTTTTCTCAAATCTCAGAAAGTACTTATCGACTTGGGACGAGGCAATGAAGTAACCGACGTGACATTTGATCGTCGTGTTGCCGAATTAATCGTTACCACAGAACGCTTTATCAACGAGTGTGCCCGCAGTGAAAGGAGCTTTTATAGCTCTAGGCTGGTTACACTACGTGAAATCCAATCGGCTCGAACACTAGACCAGAAGGAGTCTATCCGCGAGAAGCCTTACGGAATTTTGCTTTACGGCGCTTCCGGTGTAGGTAAATCTGCTATGGTAAACTCACTAACGTCATATGTGCTTAAAGCCAATGGCAAAGATTGTGACCCAAAGTCTATTATTACCCTTAACCAACAAGACAAATTTCAGTCCGAGTTCCGCACCCATCACAAGGGAGTGATCTTGGACGACCTGATGAATACTGATCTCAAATACGAGTCAGATTCACCCGCTACACCTATCATTATGTTCCTAAATAACGTACCAATGTCAGCATTGAACCCTAATGCTGAAATGAAGGGCATGGTGATGATGGAACCCGATGTCGTTGTTGGAACCACCAACGTCAAGGATTTGAAGTCAAATGAACTATCCAACGAACCTCTTTCGATCAACAGGAGGTTTGAAGTTACTATCACTCAGAAAGTTAAGCCTGAATATTGCAAACCAGGAACTGAGATGCTAGATGCGACCAAGATCCAACATATGAGCGCTGAAAGTTTTCCCGACTACGCTCTTTTTACAGTAGAAGAGCCACGTTATAAGGAAATTTCCGACAGCAATCAAAACCGAGTCAATAAACTGAAATCCATTGTATTTGATGCCATGGAGTTTGAAGGTAAAAAACTCATTGATGTTGACATTTATACTCTATTACGCTTTTTGAAGGCACACTCTGGACAATTCTATGCTCGCCAAAAGGAATTTGTATCAAACCAGAGATCTAACAAGAAGATGGAGTTATGTGAACACATGAACCCAATTGGCCATTGTGCCGAATGCGAACAACTGGAGTCCCAAATGAGTATCCCATATTACACTGAGATCGTCGAATATTTGACGGCCTTGGAAGATGATTGGGTACAATGGGCTTCTGATTGTAAGCGAGCCACGCTAGAGTCTGATGAAGGCCAGGTTATTGTAGCGTACCTCATGAAGAGGGCGCTATATGCTGCCTTGCTGGAATTATTTAAACCATATGGATCTGCAATTGTATGTTTCATTTTGTGTGGCTTTTTAGCTGATGCTAGACTTTTTCTCTTATCCTTTCCTGTCCTATATCATTTTTGTTTGGAAGGGAAGAAAGTTTACGATGAAATTCGAGAGCAAGTCATTGAAGAGCAATGCCAAGTTACTAGACCATCTGAGCGTTTTATGAACATTTCTTGGGCAACCAAGAAGAGGATTATTACCGCTTTAAGTGTCATTGGACTTTGGAAGTTGTTTGGTCTTTTGGTTTCTAAGTGGAAGGAATTCCCTAAGAACCAAGCTGCACCATACGTGAAGTTGGAACCCGATGCGAAGCCTTATCAAAAGGAAACTGAGTTTTGGGATACACGTTCTACGGAGGAAAAATATCAATTTGGAGACGCAGGTCTGACGCATACTGCTAGGACAGTCTCACCAACACAAATTGACAATATTGTAGGCAAGAAATTGCTGATGGTTATCAAAGAAGATGGAACTGCTTGTGATGCATTGCCTCTCAAGTCCAACGTTTTTCTGTTGCCTAATCACTTTGTGAATAAGAAGACAGAGTTCGTCAGGGCTGTACGAGTTGGTGGTCACACTTTCAAAAATATTCCATTATCCGCAGACATCTGTGAACGCATACCAGGAACCGATTTGGCAATCTGGTATAGTCCCTCAATGGGACCTCAGAAGGACATCACGGCCCTCTATCCATTAGATATTAATGAAGAGAAAAAGCTTGAAGTTTATACTCTTTACAACAATCAAGGTAAGATGGCTAAGTATGCCAAAATGATGGCAGTTAGACAGAAAATTACAACAACCGATGGTGGCCGATTTAGCGGTTATAAGTATACTTTCCCCGAAGAAACTTTCGGAGGTTTGTGTATGGCGACGCTTATTGGTAATGCTAAAGGAATTCCCTTTATTGCAGGCCATCATTTAGCAGGAAGAGCCCATCAAGGGGCAGCTGGATTCGTGACACGAACACAAATTTTGGAGGCTATTACTCGTTTGGAGGAACGTCCTGCCGTGTTTACATCACATTCATCAACGCCCATGAATACATCAGCATATGGTGTTTCATATGGTCCTTTGACTGCACCCAATCCAATGTGCCCTACTAATGATCTATCAATTGATTCTAAGATTAAAGTTTATGGTGCACACACCATGCCAGGGGCAAACAACACTAAAAGCAAAGTGGTGACTTCAGTTATCTCCGCTTCAGCTGCC